TGCAAGCATGATAGCCTTAGTGATCTGGTCGTCGGTGTCGTTGTCCTCGTACTTCTTAACGCCCATAGCATAGTTAGTGTTAAGGTCGTAGTTAGTGAAGTCAAAGAGGAAACCAAACTTAGCGTTAACGTCTGCTGCTGCAAAGCTAGGTAAGTGCTGTGTGCATACTACCTCTCTACCGAGCAAGTAACGCTCTACCTTACCGTCTAAGCCGTGGTTAACGCGTGCAATAGGCTGCCCCTGCTCGTCTGTAAGTCCGATAAAGCCCATAAAGGTCTTTTTAGACATACACCACTTAGCGTTACCCTCGTACTCTTCTGGAAGTTCTGCCTCAGCGTCGATAAGGGTATTGTATGAAAGTGCAGCTACGTTTACGTTTGCGATAGAGTCGCCCTCGTCTGCTACTGTGTTGATGATACCCAAAGGCTCGCCGCTGCCGCTGCCCTTAATAATGCTCTCTTCGAGTTTCTTAGTCATAGCCTCTACGATAACTCTTACAAGGTATGCCTCGAAAGCTGCAATAGACATAGTGTCTACTTCAAGAGATACGGAAACTGCACAACGTAACTTATGGTATGCAAAAGTAACGCTGCCTGCTGCAAGTTTCTGCTTGTCGCTGCCTGCGCCCTCTGCTACCCATGTAGCTACTGGCTTAACAGTGTTCTTAGGGATAGCAACGCCGCCCTTGTAAGCTGTCTTGGTAACAAGTGCCAAAATGCCGCCTACGTTTTCGAGCTTGCTAATGATCTGGTCTACTACGGTTGTAGGAATTACGTTTCCTACGTCTGTAGTCTTAGTGTTAGCGTCGCCTCTGTACTCTGCAGGAATAGCAGTTCCTCTGGTTACGTACTGCATAAATGCCTTACGGTAAGCCATTGTAGCGTACTTGTCGTCGTCTGCTGCTGCCTCTGCGCCGTTAGGTGCTGCGAAAGTTCTTACAGTCCTGCCCTCGCCTGCTGCAATGTTTGAAAGTGCAGCGTTTCTCTTTTCTGCTGCGTCTACGAGTGCCTTGCGCTGTTCGTTAAGCTGCTCTGCCTCGTCTACGAGCTTGTTGCTCTCTTCTACGGAAAGCTCTGCGCCTCTTGTTTCGAGTTCGTTCTTAATTTCGGCAATGCGTGCCTCAATTTCCTTTAAGTTCATGTCTTTACCTCTCTTTTTCTTTTTTTCTTGTGATCTGGTTTTTAAAGTCCTAATGTGTCTACCTTAAGTTTTGCTACACGCTTTGCCAGCTGCTCCCGCTGTTCTAGTTCCCGTCTCCCGTTAACATAGTTGCGCGCTGCTATAGTTGTATCGTCGTTAGCTGGGATAGATACCGCGCTAACGTCGTATACTTTCTTAACCTCTAGTACTGTACGTGTGCGTGTTTTCTGGTCGTAAGCGTCTTTTGTTACGACGAAAGCCCACGACATTTTAGTAATCATGCCTGCTGCAATATCCTCGTACAGTCCTTTTGCAAGTTCTGTGCGGCTAAGGTCTGCTGTAACCTTAAAGCCTGTGTCGTCTAAGTCTAACTGCAGTGTGCCGTTAGAATTTCTAGCAAATACCCTGCCGTTATGGTCGTACTGCATAATAACGTCTGACATGTCCGCGTTGTCTAACGCGTGTCTGTCTATCTGTTCGTAGTACTTTGTGCCGTCGTAGTCCTCGAAAAGCACGTAAGGCTTATCGAAAGTAGTAGCGTAGCCCTCTACAATGTAGCTAGGCTCGTCGTTTTCCTGCTTTGCTCTGACTGCTAGCGGCTGTGCTAGTTCTCTATACTCTCTCTCTTTTACTACTGGCATTATTCCTGTACCCCCTCGTCTGTAGGTGTTGTGGTGTCCTCTGCTGGCTCGTCCTGCGGCTCGTCGTCTACTGGCGTGTTGTCGTCGCTTGCGCCGTTATCCAGCTTAGTAACCTCTGTATACTCTTTGCGAATATAGTACTTGTCGCCGCCGTCTACGTGCGGCATGTTCCAAATATCCATAACCGTATTACGGTTAATAAGCGCTCTGTCGAAAAGCTGCGTAGATACTTGCAGCTTAGTAGCGTTGCTGGCGTACTGTAAACGGTTTGCGCTAAATGTAATCATGTTGCCAGCTGCTAGCTCACGATCTGTATAAACCATGTTGCTAAGCACAATGCTTAACTGAATTGCAAACGGCTCTATTTTGCCCTCGTAGTAAGCGTTCCACTGCTCTTCTGTAAAGTCGTTCTGCAAAATGTGCATGTTAGTGCCAAAGTGTGTGCAGACATTCTCGTTAATTTGCTGTGTCTGCAGCGCGTTTGGTGTATATGGCTTGCTCTCGACTTGCTTAAGGTCGCTAAACTTGCTGTCGTAAATAATCATGCCGCTAGTGTTCTCTGCGCTTAAGTTATCCTCAGTAAAGCGCTCGCGCTCTTTCTTAATGTCCTCTGGCTTAAGCATGTTTGCCACTTTAGCCATGAAACGAATATTAGCGCTATTCTTAACGGCGTTAATAATGCCCTCGTTGCTGGTCTGCATAAGCTGCATTGTAGGCTTAAGGGTTGTGTTGCTCTCTCCGAAAAGGTCGTTACGGTACTGGTGCGTTGTCATAATGCCCACGCGCTCAAACTCAATAGCGCCGCGCTGCCCGTTAGAGAAAGTGTAACGTAAGTATAGCTGCCCCTTAACGTCTACTACCTCGCAGCTGCTAGGTAAGAGCGGGTAAAAGCCTACCAGCTCGCCGTACTTGTCCTCTACTGGTGCAATAAAGCAAGTGTGCTCGCACTCTAGTATTGTTGCGATACGAGCTATAAACTTTGGCGTGTCCGTAAAGTAGTTAGGCTTAAACTCTAGCGCCCTTAATAGCTTTCTATGTGCGCTGCCGCTCATTTCTGGCTTAAGTTTGCTGCAATGTGTCGCAAAGCTGTTAATAGCTGTGCGTGTTAAGTCCATTTCGTATACGCCGCCGTCGTAGGTCGTAAATACTGGGCTGTAGGTGTTAAGCATTTTAAAGTACTCGCCTAACAGTGCCTCGTTCTTTTTCTTGAAAATATAATCAAAAAGCCCCACTGCGTTACCTCTCTTACTCGTTCTTAAGCAGCTGCCCTATTTCCGTGTACCATTTCTGCCGCACTGTCATTGCGTCTATAACTGATACAAAGCCGTCTATATGTGCTCGCTGCTCTATTTTGACTGGTCGAAACTTTCTTGTTTCCATGTTCTGCTTAAGTGCGACGTTTAAAAAGTGGCTCTTAAGCAAGTTGTTGTTAGCAATTTTAAAGTTGCCGTCTTTTATAATTCCCTCAAACTCTCGTATAACTGGCGTTAAGTTCTCGCCTTGAAATACGTCGTCTGTGTGTAGCCCCGCGCCCTCTAGCTGTTCTATCAAGTACTTAGCGCTGTATCTGTCGTAGCCTATCTGCAATATGTAAAGCTCATACTCGCGTATGATCTGCATAAACCAGTTGTAAACGTCGTTATAGTCTACGTAGTTGTCGCCGCTAAGTGTTACATTGCCCTTTTTAACGAAAAGGTCGTAGGGTACGCCGTCCGTAGCTTGCAATGTCTCTAGCCTAGACGCTGGCATAAAGAATTGAGTAAAGGCATATAATATGCCGCTCTTTTCAATTACCACGCTGGCTGCCGTTAAGTCTGTTGTCTGGCTAAGGTCTAAACCAGCTACGCAGTAGCAGCCCTTAAACTGCTCTAGCGTTACGTCTGCTGCCGCCTGCTCGACTACCACGTAGTCTAAGAAAGCAGTACTTGCATTTTGTTTGATGTTGCAATATTTGCAAAGAAACTCGCTGCGCTTGCTTAAGCTCGTTTCTGCTACGGCTATTTCGTCTTTAAAAAATTCCTCGCTAACGCTTACGTTTATGTTAGGGTTAGCTTTTCGCAGCTCTGTTAAGTCGTTCCACTTGTCTACGTCGTCTATGGTGTATAGCAGCGGCAAAAGCCTGCGCTCTTTGCTGCCGCCTTTAAGTACGCCCGTGGCTCTCTTAAAAAGCTCGTCGTATATTCCGTCGTTAACGTAGCCTGCTGTGGTAATGCCCAGTATAAGCGGCTGCCTACGTGCGCCTAGCGCACTTTTCATTACTTCGTATTGCTTAAGCCCACCGTCTCCCTGCCACGCTGCTAGCTCGTCACATATTACGAGCTGCGGGTTAAAGCCGTCACTTTTTCGTGCGTTAAAGGCAATGGGCTTAATAAACGTGTTATTGTCCGCTATGTAAATATCACTGCGGCGCTTTTGTGCCAGCTCTTCTAGTTCTGGCTCAGCTATAACCATTTTGTAAAAGCCGTCGTATACGAGCGCTGCTTGGTCTAGCTTTGGCGCTAGGCAGTAAATTTCTTGCCCGTACTCTGGCTCTAGGTAAGCCATGTATGCAATTATGGCGCTGGCTAGTAAGCTCTTGCCGTTCTTTCGAGCTATAACTATAAATACCTCGCGGTATACCCTAACGCCGTTGTCGTCTACAATTCCAAAGATAGCGGCTACTGCTGCCTTTTGCCAAAGCTCTAGCTTTAGTAGGTCGCTGCGTCCTTTGCTGTGGTGGCAAAAGTTTTCTATAAACCTTATTGCCTTGCTTACAGCCTTAGCGTTGTAATGCGTAGCGCCTTTTTCTAGGTCGTCTACAAGCATTTTGTATGCTAGCTTTATCCATTTTCCTACGACTACCTCGCCGCTAGTGATCTGGTCGTAGTACTCGTAAATGTAATTGTGTACTGCTGCCACGCCTGCTGCCTTACTCGTCACGTAAAGCGGCTAGCCTGCTGGCTTTTCGCTTTGGCTCTGGTACTAAGTCCACTAGCTGCTTAATTACTGCGGCGTAATTTTTTGATAAAGCTATGTAAGTGTCTGCCTCTGGGCTGCGCTTAGTGCCGTACTGGTTTTCGCCGTTCTTGTACTCGCTTATCCAGCCGTCATGCTCTAAGACTTTCTGCAGCTCGTCTAGCTCTATGCTCATAAATGCCGCCTTATCAATTAGCGGCGTTACTAACTTTTTCTTGTTTGCGTCTAAGTCCTTAAAGATACCTCTAAGTCTGCGCTGCTCTTTCTTAATCTGCTCTTCTTTGGTTAACTCTTTCTTTTTTGGCGCGCCTTTTTTGGCTGCTGCCGTTTTTGTCGCTGTCGTTCTTGCCATGTTCTTACCTCTCTACCCCCACCCCCCCTACTACACTACGCGTGCGCCCGCCTGCGGAGTAAAATTAGAG